ACACAAAAGAACAGGAGTATGCTACTGGGGCAACACAAAAACTTCGTAAACTTGGCCAACTAAAAGGTAAGATTTCTAACAAGGTATCAACGATTACTAAGGAGCATAAATTTTTTACGGAACATACTGTTTGTCCTACCTGCAATCAGGACATTGAAGAGACCTTCAGAATAAATAGAATCAAGGACGCTCAAGTTAAAGCAAAGGAGTTGCAAACCGGTTATAAAGAACTGGAAGAAGCAATTAAAGACGAAGAAGAGCGAGAGCGTCAATTCACTGCCCTATCGAAGGAGATTTCAAAACTCAACAATGACATTTCTCAGAACAATGTTAGGATTACTGGATGTCAAAGACAAATCAGTAGTCTGGAATCGGAAGTTCAAAGAACTACCGAACAACTTGCAAACAGAAATACTGAACATGAGAAGTTAGAAACCTTCAAGGACAATCTAAAAACCACATACGACGAATTATCTTCAAGGAAGGACACCATTAACTATTACGATTTTTCGTATAGTTTGCTAAAAGACGGTGGAGTTAAATCCAAAATCATTAAGAAGTATCTACCGCTGATCAATCAGCAAGTAAACCGTTATCTTCAAATGATGGACTTTTATATCAACTTCACACTTGATGAGGAGTTTAACGAAACCGTCCAGTCCCCTATTCATGAAGACTTTTCTTATGCTTCTTTCAGCGAGGGAGAGAAGATGAGAATCGACCTGGCACTCTTGTTTACCTGGAGAGAGGTAGCAAGGATGAAGAACTCTGTTAATACAAATCTACTCATCATGGATGAAGTCTTTGATAGCTCTCTTGATGGATTTGGTACGGAAGAATTTCTCAAGATTATCAAGTACGTTGTAAAGGATGCGAATATCTTTGTCATCTCTCACAAGTCTGGTCTGGAAGATAGGTTTGATAATGTGATGCGTTTTGAGAAGGTTAAAGGATTTTCTCATAAGGTATTGTAAAGAATAATTGCGTCACTTATCGATAATGTTAAATTTAACAAAAACTTCATTAAGTTAGCATACGCTGACTAAATAATAACAGAATTGGAGAAATGGACGTAGTAAACTCCCTTTATTATTTTTTTCATGAGGAGAGCATCATGCACAATCTAGTATCATTTAATCAATTAGCAGACTGGACTAAAAGTCTTAATAAACTTAGTCAAACTCTGGACACTACAATGGAGGAGAGCGATCAAATCAACGATTATTACGAATGTTTAATCGACTGTAGTGATGACCAATCAACATGTAAACGTATTTGCAGAGCAATTTTAACCTGACCGAGACCAACCAATTGGAGAACTGTCACCTAATACCCCCGCCGCAAGGTGGGGGTTTGGTATTATAGGTACATACGCAAAGAACTCTGATGTCTGTCAAACACGAGATCAAGTCCCAACTCGCTAAACTGCTTGCCACTGAGGATCTGATCGTGGAGCACAAGCAAGTTGAGACTGCTTGCTTTAATGTCCATACTCGTGTTCTGACTCTGCCGATGTGGGAAAGGGCAAGCAATACTGTGTATGATCTTCTGGTAGGTCATGAAGTTGGCCATGCACTGTTCACCCCCGATGAGAATTGGTTGAAGACCATAAAGGTTCCCCCTCAGTTTGTGAATGTTGTTGAGGATGCTCGTATTGAGAAATTGATGAAACGCAAGTACATGGGACTTGCAAAGACTTTTTTCAACGGATATCGAGAACTTAATGAGCAGGACTTCTTTTCTATATCTGATGATGATATTTCTGATTTCAATCTTGCTGATCGTGCAAATCTATACTTTAAGATTGGTAATTTTATAGACCTTGAGTTTACTGAAGATGAACAGGAGATTATTGATCTAATCGCATCAACGGAAACTTTCGCGGATGTGTTGATTGCTGCTGAGACTCTGTATAAGTTCTGTAAGAAGAAGCAAGAAGAAAAAGTTTCTGACATCACTCCTCCACCTCAGAATGGTGGTGAGTCTGGATCACCTGCAAATGACCTGGTAGAGGATCAGAATGACAACCCTGGTGAGGGTTCATCGGGTGAAGACGAAGAACAGAGTGATGTTGCCGAGAGCGAGCCTGCAAATAAATCTGCACCGACTATAGATGAACCTGAAGTTCAGACTGCTGATTCTTTGGCAGATAATTTGAACGAACTTGTGAATCTTGATGGCAAAGAGAATGTTTATGTAGAGATTCCCAAAGTAAATCTAAAGTACATCATTGCAGAAAATTCTGATGTTCATCGTGAAATTGATAACTGGTTCAACTATCAACAAAACCAGTTCACTCACAATCTTTTTGAGATGGTAGATCAGGACTTTGTAAAGTTTAAGCGATCCTCACAAAAAGAAGTCAACTATCTGGTTAAGGAGTTTGAGTGTAAGAAAGCAGCAGACTCTTATGCTCGTGCTACCACCTCTCGCACTGGCGTTCTTGATTGTGGAAATCTTCATACATATAAGTTCAATGAGGATCTATTCAAGAAGGTAACAGTTCTTCCTGATGGTAAGAACCATGGTCTTGTTTTTATTCTTGATTGGAGTGGATCTATGTCTCGGGTTCTGCTTGACACAATCAAACAACTCTATAATTTGATGTGGTTCTGTAAGAAAGTTTCTATTCCCTTTGAGGTCTATGCTTTCACGAATGAGTGGAAGAAACCTGAGTATAATTATGAAACTGGAGAGGTTATCTTTCCTGCTGATCGAACTCTATCTTATGAAAAGAAAGAGAATCTTCTTTCCGTCTCTGAAGATTTTTCTCTTATGAATATGTTCACCAGTAAAGTGAACGGTAAGCAACTGGAACATCAGATGATCAACATCTGGAGGATTGCAAAATCATTTTCTGACTTCTACCATAGTGGATACTCTACTCCTGTTCGTTTAAGTTTGTCTGGAACACCTCTGAATGAAACTCTGGTTTGCTTGCATCAGATTCTTCCAGAGTTTCAGAAAGAAAATAAAGTTCAGAAAGTTCAGTGCATCATCTTGACTGACGGTGAAGCAGCTCACCTTACTCATCATGTTCAAGTTCAGCGTCATTGGGAAGATGAACCATACATGGGTCGTCGTCAACTTCATGGTGGTTCTTTCCTCAGAGATCGTAAGACTGGTAACACATACCAAATTCCTTATGGGTGGCATGGATTCTCTGATCTAATGCTTCAGAATCTTAGAGATAACTTCCCCACGGTCAACTTTGTTGGTATCCGTGTTCTTGAGAGCCGTGATGCTAATAGTTTTATCAAGATGTACTATGATCAGTTTACTGACGAATACCAAAAAGTTTATAGTGACTGGAAGAAACTTCGTAGTTTTACGATCAAAAATTCTGGATATCATGCGTACTTTGGACTTTCTTCAAACACACTCTCTCAAGACTCTGAGTTTGAGGTTGACGATGATGCAACTAAGGCAAAGATCAAATCAGCATTCATTAAATCTCTCAAAACTAAGAAACTAAATAAGAAAGTTCTTGGCGAATTTATTTCTTTGGTTGCATGACAAAGAAAAGAGACTGGAAAGAAATAGCAAAAGTATCAGAGAAGGATCCTAAGGTCATAGAGATCCTCACCAATGGTCCTAAATCTTTATCTCAGGCATATCTACTTCAGGCCATGAGATACAAATATGGACAGTACAATAAGTGACCACATGGGGGTCCATGGCCCCCTTTCCTATCCTATAATGACTTCAGTTCAAACAAACCAAATGAGTCTTTCTAAAGAAGGCATCGTTAACTCTCTTCAAGATCTCTACGGAGAGTCTGTTACCAGTGCAGATATCAAAGCATGGTGTATGATCAATGATTGTAACTATCAGACTGTTTCTAATAAACTGACTGATTACAAAATTGGTCGTGGTAAGTGGAACCTGACTGTTACTGAAAAATTAGAACAGACCTATCAGGCACCAACTGCAATTCCTGCAGTAGAGCAAAACCTTATTCCTGCAAAAGATGATAACTTCGTCAGCTTTGGTAACTTCGCTGATATTAAAAAAATTATTAAGTCCAATCTATTTTACCCTACGTTCATTACGGGTCTTTCAGGTAATGGTAAGACGTTCTCTGTGGAGCAAGCATGTGCTCAATTGGGTAGAGAACTTATCCGTGTAAACATTACTATTGAAACAGATGAAGACGATCTTATTGGCGGTTTCCGCCTTGTTGATGGTGCTACCGTCTGGCACAATGGCCCAGTCATTGAAGCACTCCAGCGAGGAGCTGTCCTGCTCCTTGACGAGATCGACCTTGCCTCTAATAAAATTCTCTGTCTCCAAAGTATCCTTGAAGGAAATGGAGTCTTTCTCAAGAAAATTGGGAAGTTTGTACACCCCACTGCAGGTTTCAATGTCATCGCAACCGCAAACACTAAGGGTAAAGGTTCAGACGACGGACGATTCATTGGAACTAACGTGCTCAATGAAGCCTTCCTTGAGCGATTCCCAGTAACCTTTGAACAAGAGTATCCCACTGCTGTTACTGAGATTAAAATTCTTAGTAAAATGTGTGCTGATGATAATTTCTGCAAGCGACTTGCTGATTGGGCAGACATTATCCGCAAAACCTTCTATGATGGTGGTATTGAAGAGATCATCAGCACTCGCCGTCTGGTTCACATCGTGAAGGCATACAGTATTTTTGGAGATAAGGCAAAGGCAATTCAGGTTTGCGTCAATCGTTTCGATGATGAAACTAAGCAAGCATTTCTGGAATTGTATGATAAAGTTGATGCTGACTTCGTAATGCCCATTGACGGAGAGGTGGTCTCCTGATATAATATGAATAACTCATGGTCCTTTCTATTTGACGAATTAAATATGTCTAATCAAGATTATTGGGAAGAGGACGGATTCAGTGTTGTCGGTAATCCCGGTACTGCATCTCCAGACGCTATCGTTTTTGGTAATTCTCGTCTTCCAGGTGGTATGGGTGATGATCACATCACGTTTACTACAGATGTTCCTATTACTAAAACTTCTAATTCTAAAAGGAAGTATAGTGAAGATGAAATCATCAAAGAACTGAAAGATTACATTACCCGAACATATGACCAGCATTATTCTGCTGGCGATGATAAGATTCAAACTCTTGATCTTATCGAAGCTTGTGGTGATGGTGAGGCATTCTGTCGCAGCAACATCCTCAAGTATGCGTCACGATACGATAAGAAGGGTACTGCCCGTCGTGACATTATGAAGATTTTGCACTATGCTGTCCTTCTAATGCATTTCAATGACAAGAATGCAAAGCGTGAAACTTACCCCCAGTGATGAAAATTCGTAATCCTATGAAACTCTCCGATAAAACTATTTCTGTCCTGAAGAATTTTTCTTCCATCAATCAGTCCATTCTTTTCAAGGAGGGTAATAAACTTCGCACTATTAGTGTGATGAAGAACATTCTTGCAGAAGCAACAATTACTGAAGAATTTGCTAAAGACTTTGGTGTTTACGATCTCAACCAGTTTCTCAATGGTCTGAGTCTTCATCAGAGACCTGAACTTGACTTTGGTAATGACGGTTATGTTGTGATCCGTGAAGGTAAGATGCGGTCTAAGTATTTTTTTGCTGACCCAAATGTCATTGTCACTCCCCCTGACAAAGAGATTACTCTTCCTTCTGAAGATGTCTGCTTTGAAGTAAGTACTGAACAACTGGATAAACTGCTGAAAGCAGCTGCCGTCTATCAACTGCCTGACTTGTCTGCTGTTGGTGGTAATGGTGTTGTCAAACTGGTTGTTCGTGATAAGAAGAACGACACATCTAACGACTTTGCTATTGTTGTTGGTGAGACTGACTCTGAGTTCTCTTTTAACTTCAAAGTTGAGAATATTAAAGTCCTCCCTGGAACTTATGATGTGGTTGTGTCTCAGAAACTTCTCTCTCGATTCACATCCAAGAATCATGATCTGACTTACTTTATTGCTCTGGAACCAGACTCTACGTTTGTTGCAGCATGATTGAAGTAGTTGATAACTTTGCTCCTCAAGACTATTTTGAATTGATTCAAAACCATGTTCTGAGTTGGAATCAGGAATGGTTTTATCAAGCAAACATCACTGCAGGTGTGTTTGAAAAAAAGGGTCTTGGAAAGCATGGATTCAACTGTCATGTTGTTCGAGATGGTCAAATAATTCCTTCATATGAAGCAGGTCTTCTTACGGATCTATTAAACAAAATGAAAACTGGTATTGGTTGTAAGAATATTCTTCGATCAAGGCTGGACATGACAGTCTATACTCCTGGTGGTATGAGATGTGATCCCCATGTGGACAGTCCAGATCCTCACGTTGCCACCATTTTTTATGTAAACGACTCTGATGGGAGTACCGTCATTTTCAATGAGAAGTTTGATGGATCTACCGAAATTGATGAGAGTAAGTTAACCGTGCAGAAAGAAATTGAACCAAAAGAAAATAGGTTGCTAATCTTTGATGGTCACTATATTCATACGGGTCATGTTCCTGCACATCATAATAATAGAGTAATATTAAACTCCAACTTTAATTAGATTATGAACATCTTTGTGACCTCTCCCAGTCCTTGGGAGTCTGCCAGGGTTCTCCCTGACAAACATATTGTCAAAATGCCCTTAGAGACATGTCAGATGCTTGCTATTGTATGTTCTGACAAATGGGGACATAATTTCGGCACTCTTCCCAGAGCAGACGGTACTCCCTATGCTACTGAGAAGGGTGCTTTTCGTAACCACCCATGCACCAAGTGGGCGAATGAGTTTGTAACTAATTGGCAGTGGCTTCTTGCTCATGGACTTGCTATGTGTGATGAGTACACTGCTCGTTATGGTAAGGTACATACCTGCCAGAAGACACTCTTAGCAGCAAAGGAGATACTTCCTACCGCAGACCCACAAGGTCGCAGTGGAAAGGATACAACACCCTTTGTCTTTGCAGGACCTGATGAGTTCAAGTATGATACAAGCATTGATATTTTCACTGCTTACAAGATGTATATTTCATCTAAACCATGGGTAAAAGATAACTATCTTCGTATCCCAGACCGTAAACCTGATTGGGTATAATGAAACATATTCTTTTTACCTTAAAAGGTTGTCCTTTTGATTTGCTTGATGATAAAGATTTCATACGAATGGTCTTATATAAAGCATCAAAAGAATGTAAGTCAACACTGCTTGATTTAACAGTACATAAATTTGATCCTCAAGGTGTGACTGGAATTGCTATGCTTGCTGAGAGTCATCTCAGTATCCATACTTGGCCTGAGAATGGTATGGCAGTTTGTGATGTCTTTACTTGTGGGGATACCGCTATGCCTGAGAATGGTGTAGAATATATGAAAGAACAATTGAAGGCAACTGATATTGTGTCAAATGAATTTGTTCGTCCTTTGGAATGACTATGCGTAATGAATTTTTGTGGGTGGAGAAATACCGCCCCAAAACTATTGAAGATTGTATTTTACCAACAAATATTAAGAAGACCTTCCAAGACTTCTTAAATAGAGGTGAGATACCAAATATGCTCCTTGCAGGTCCTGCCGGGTGTGGAAAGACTACGGTAGCAAAAGCACTCTGCAATGAATTAGGAGTAGATTTTTATGTCATCAACGGATCCGATGAAGGACGATTCCTTGATACCGTCAGAAATACTGCAAAGAATTTCGCTTCGACCGTCTCGCTTTCGTCAACTGCAAAACACAAAGTCATCATCATTGATGAGGCAGATAACACAACCAATGATGTACAACTCCTCCTACGGGCGTTTACTGAGGAGTTTAGTAGCAACTGCAGATTCATCCTTACCTGCAATTACAAAAACAAAATCATTGAGCCCCTCCACTCCCGATGTGCCTGTATTGATTTTTCCATCAACTCCAAAAGTAAACCTCAACTTGCAGCCCTCTTCTTCAAACGTATCCAAGAAATCTTGGATACAGAAGGTGTTAAATATGATAACAAGGTCCTGGTAGAACT